ACGCCTAAACGTAAAAGTGGTAGACCAAAGTTAAAAGAAGGCGAAAAAGGAAATTACCACGTTTCAAGAGTAGAGAAAAAGAAACGTGTTACACGTAAACGCATCAAGTCTTTAAAGAACGCAGAGGCAAAGGCAAAGAAAAAACTAGATTCTCTCAACGACAAGTCAGCTAACATCAAACACGCCGAGAAGCTAATGAGAAGCGGAGGGTTGGCAGTCGAAGAGAATGTTAAGAAGCTTCCTAAAAGTGTACGGGCAAAATTAGACGATCATACACAAATATTATTTAATCCTAATAGCGGCCCACAGACGGACTTCTTAGCAGCACCAGAGAAAGAAGTGTTATACGGTGGTGCAGCAGGTGGTGGTAAGTCATTTGCTATGTTGATGGACTTACTACGCTACGCACACAATCCTAATCACCGCGCACTTCTACTTAGACGAACACTGGCAGAACTTACGGAACTAGTAGATCAATCTCGTAAAATCTATCCGCAAGCTTTTCCCGGCGCAGTATTCCGAGAGTCAAAGAATACATGGTCGTTTCCCGGTGGAGCTACAGCCTTATTCAGCTACGTCGATAAGGATACAGACGCAGCGCGATATCAAGGTCAATCATTTACGTGGATAGGCATTGACGAATTGGGCCACTATCCCACACCGTACGTGTGGAACTATCTACGAAGTCGCTTACGTACAACCGATACAACTATCGAAACGTACATGCGCGCTTCAGCTAACCCCGGTGGTAGCGGTGGTTGGTGGATTAAAAAGATGTTTATTGATCCTTCTCCACCCAACGATCCATTTTGGGCTACCGATGTAGACACAGGTAAGATTCTTTTACACGGTGCCAATCATCCACACAGACCCAGTGAACCGTTATTCCAGAGAAGGTTCATACCTGCAAGGCTAACAGATAACCCGCACCTAGCAGAATCTGGCGAGTACGAAGCGATGCTGTTGTCTTTGCCAGAAGTAGAACGTAGAAGATTACTTGAAGGAGATTGGGATGTCGCAGATGGCGCAGCGTTTTCAGAGTTTGATAGAGCAGTCCACGTTGTTGAACCGTTTGAGATACCTTACAATTGGCCCAGAATACGCGCTGCTGATTATGGCTACAGTAGTCCTAGTTGTGTTCTTTGGGGTGCCGTAGATTGGGACAATAACTTCTGGATATACAGAGAACTGTACAGTGCGGGTTATACTGGTGAGACTCTGGCTGAGATGATTACAGCATTAGAGGAATTCGATCCGCCAATGAATATATCTGTGTTAGACGGGTCTTGTTGGTCAAAGCACGGAACTGGACCCAGTATCGCAGAAACACTAACACGTAATGGTGTACGCTTCATACCCGCAGATAAAAACCGTATGTCAGGAAAGATAGAGTTGCACCGTAGACTGATGATGAATGAAAAGACTGCTGAACCACGAATGCGTATCTTTTCCACTTGTACTAATCTTGTGCGTACTCTTCCAACTATACCACTTTCTAAGACAAACTCTGAGGATGTGGATACCAAGGCAGAAGACCACGCCTACGATGCTTTAAGGTATATGTGTATGACACGACAAACTGGATTACCCCACGCAGGTATGCTGAACAGAGTTAAAGAACAGACTTACACTCCAATCAATCAAATATTTGGATATTAAGATAATATGGCTTTTATAGATTCTCCTGAAGCAGTAAGAATTGCTAGTAAAATTTCTGATGGAACAGTGACTATCGGAGAGTTTCTATTAGCAGCTACTTATGAAGTAACAAACAAAGGTAAGCACGAAGGAGAAGGAAACTATATAACTAGAAATATAACTCCACTAAGAAATACTTTAGAAAAAACATTACCTAAACTTGGTCTTTCTTTTAACAGTCCTTGGTCTTCTTTATTGGATAGAGATGTCTTGAAAGATTTTGATGATTTTAAAGAAGTAACTTCAAATACTATTGTACATATCCAAGTTTTAGAAAGAGAGACAGAAGATTTTTATGATAATCATAAACGTTTAATAGATACTCCTAATATATACCCTTATGCTAGTAAGAATACTATGATAAGTGGACAGGGAAATCTATACAGGAAAAAAGTAGGTTCTAAGAAAGGTAGTCAACCAAGAAAAACTGATAAATTAAAAGGTGTGCCAAAAGCAGAAACAACTATATCTAAACTTCTTGGAGTTGTTAACAAAATACCTTCTGATGATCCTAAAAATGTAAAATCTGCTATTTTATTTAATATTCTCATGCCTTACAGACCGGGAGAAGTTGCAGGGTTACGTTTATCAGATATTGATTTTGAAGAGGGAGTTATTGCTGAATGGAGTAGAGGGCAAAAAACTAGAAATAATCTTGTATTATCTAAAACAGCGTTAGCAGTTTTAAAAGATGCTGCAGAAAAAGCTAAAAACCATCCTGCTAATAAGGGTGTAAATGATATTAGAATATTTCCTAATCTTAATTCCCAAGATATGACAAATGCACTTAATAAGGCAGGTTTCAAAAAAGATTTTAAGGCACATGAGGCTACTTTAGGCAGAGAACTAAAAGGAGTAAAAGATTTACGAAAGTTAATACCTTCTTTATTAGCACATGAGTTAGGAGCAAATATAGAGGTTGTAAGTGAAATATTAGGGCATAAAGATATTGGGGATATCAATACGTCACTTGCTCATTATATTTCTCCAGTGCAAACTAACGAATTGGCATCTACAAGAGCGTTAAGAACATTAGAAAATTTAATAGGTTTTCATGTTGGAGCAACCACACTTAATGATGTTCCAACAATCTTTGGAGTTTCTGCAGATTCAGACTTTGTTAATTCAAAAGATGTTATAGATATAGAAGACCCTAGAGATTTTAGAGCATCAGAAGTAGCGGTTGACAGACCTGTAACACCAGAAGATATCGAAAGAAAAGGAAAGTTTCTAGATCGTCAAGATGCTAGAGTTTTAGAACAGACTGAAGAATCTCTATTAGGTGCAGAAAGAGCTAAAGCAGAAAGACTAACATTAGCAAAAGAGGTTAATCCTCAAAATGTAGCAGAAGCACAATTAGCAAAAATTGATGAAAAAGCAGCAGTAAATGAAATTCTTCAACAAGAACATGCTAAAATAGATGCTATAGCTCCTGAAGATCGTGATCCTGTTCAAGTAAACAGACATGCAGAACTTTCGCGTAGACTTAAAGTAAAACCCGAAGCACCAGAAGTTGTATCTTCATTTACAGAAAGTGCAGAAGAAGCTATTGAACGTTATCTTAATCCTGAAAATAAAACACCTAGCCAAACATTGAGAGAAATTTTACTCAGTGGTGGAAAGAAAACTATCAAAGCCTTACCTTATATGGTTGCAGGAGGAGTGGGGTTAGCAGCTAAAACAGTAGAGGCTGCAGTGGATGTAGCTTTTACACCCAGCGTTGCAGGAGAAATCATACAAGATGATCCAGGCAGTCTTGAAGACGAACAGCTATTTCAAAAAATGCAGTCAGACGCAGTAACGGCTGATCGTACACCAGTAAGACTACTGGCAGGTAAAGAATTAAGTGATCGTGTAGCTCAGAAAGAAAGGATGTTAGCTCGAAAAAGCCATCCATTACGCGAAGGACCGGGAAATATTAACGAAAAAGCACGTGAGTATATAGATAAGTATGGTGGACCTGTTTCAGAATTCAGACAGGATTTAGAAGAAGAGTATCAAGGTTTTGCAATGAAGCGATTACCTTAACAACCAAGAGGAGTGATAACCATGCCAACAGGTAACAAGCAAATGTACGGTAAAGGCTACATCATGGGTCAGATGAGCAAGCAAGGTGAAATGTCTGACGCCAAAGAAAGCGCACTGTACCGTGAAGGACTTGAGTTTGGTGTCGGTACGAAGACGGGTGTTCTCACTGAGGACTTTCCTTCGGAATCCGGTAACAAGCATATGGGCCAAGCATCCATGATCATGTCTGCATCTAATCAAGGAATCTAAATCTTATGGCAGATGATATCGACTTAGGCGAAGAAATGATAGACGTACCTGAAGCACAAGAGGCTACAGGTATAACAGGAACTATCATGGCACGTTTTCGTGATGCT